TTGGCCTTTGCAACCTGAGCTGCCAATATGTTTTCCTCGGTTGGAGAGATGCAAACTAACTCTTGAGCATCCTTAGCCAACTGAACTGACGCATCATTAGTTACAATAATTTTGTTGTAACTTTTAGCGTTGTTAGAAACGAAATTTTTGCCGATATGGAATATTTTTACAGTATCAACTTTAAAGGGATCAGACGTAAAACAATTGTCGGCACCTGGCACTAAGATGTCGAAAATTATTGTATCTGTTATTTTCGGATTTTCTGTTATTTTTTTTAAAGCCATTATATTATTCGTATGTAAAATTTATGTCTAATTGATCTGGTCTTATAATTTCAAAAAACTTGGTTGAAACCATTGATCCCGAGTTGTCTTCATCATCAGTTTGAAAATCTATATTGATAGTTTTTGCTTCTTTGAGAACACCTAGTTCTCGCAACAAATCCCCTTCTCTCAAGTTTTGATTGTATTCCCACTTATGGAGAGCAAAAAAGCTATTGGCGATAACTCTAATTCTTTCTTCAAATTCATCTTGGAACTTCTTGAAAAACTTGTCTAAAATAATGTCTAATGCTACGTCTACCTCAACAACTACTCCGTCTTTTATGCAGACTGAATCAGTCATCATTTTAATTTCATTTAACCCACTGGTCAGATCATTTTTTAATTCATTCACAGAAGAGATGAGTCCATTGTCTCCTTGCTGAGTTAGAATGTACAAGTCTATGATATTTGCAGCACACCCATGATTTCTTAAAACGGCTGTTGATTTTCCAACTTTGCCATGAAAAGGAGTAACAAACTGATCGGCAAAGTTTTTATAATCTCTGCCGCTCACAGTTCTGTTTTGAGTATTCAGATACGCAGGCAATTTTCTTCTAACTTCTTCGATTCCGTCGCCATCATATCCAAACTCCCCTTTGGTGTGATTGAAGAATGTGACGGCCACAGAGTAGCCTAGTGCTCCGTCAGCTAAAGCATACTGTTGTTGGGTAGAAATAGAACCAGTAGTAATGTTGCCAATGGTTCCGCCGCCTGTTCGGTAGGTGGCTATAATACTTGATCCTAGAGCAGGAATTGATCCCGCTCTATTGCTTCCCATTACAATAAATGCTTCAAAACGAGCGTTGAATTCTATCCTGAATTCTCTTCTAGGGCTGGAATCTGTAAAAGCATCTACTCTTACATAACTTGCACCATCCACATTAACTCTGACAGAATCAAACAAAACAGGAGAATTTATTAATGATAGTGTTTGATTTGACTCTCCGCTTCCCACAAAAATATCTTCTCTTGTTCTACCTTCTATGCCAATTACATTTGATACAGACGTTGCCCCAGTTGGAATTACAATAAATTCATCAAGGAGAGGGTTGTTGTTAGAGTCTCTTGGAAATAATTCAAGATAGGAACGTTCGCCACCGGCATTAACTTCTACAATTGGTATCCTGCTCAGAGTCAAATCTGAATCTAACGGGTTGATAAGTGTTAATGTCCAAAAGGACCGCCCACCAATTGGTAGCAATGGTTTAAATCCTACCAATTCAGAAAGTCTGAATACATTGTCAACTTCTGTTGCCGAGTCAATGAATAACTCGTTCGCAATTTGATCAATTTTGAAAGATAAAGTGTCTCCAACAAAGGCCCATTCTTCAATTAGCATAATTGCTAGGTCTGATTCTATGAAGTCTGAAAAATCATCAGAGAAATTATTCTTAATTCTGTCTAACAGCCTAGCCTTCATGGACCAAAAATCTTGATTAGTGTAATCTAATCTTTCCAAGCTAGGTTTTTCTAAAAGCTCACTTTGCTTTAGAGGAGTTATATCTAAATTGCAATTTTCTGTCATGTTTATGCTCCTGCTAATGGTACTTCCAACACCAAAGATTCAACTTTTGTTATATTCTCTGGATCAAAAAATTCTATTTCAATCCCTAGAATGTATCCTGCCTGCTCCAAGTTATCGTTTTGATTCAATTTTCCTCTGTCAAAATCATCTCCAGCAGTGGCCCTTATGTTATTTATAATTATTCTTGGTTCCCAAGTTTCAATTGCTTCTGCCACTACATCTCTTGCCTGTAAAGCTAAGGTGGCATCTCCTTGTTCAAACATCAATTTCTTTAAGGGTGTGCCAAATAAAGGAGTCATGACCCTTTCTCCCGGAGAGGTTAACAACAATTGAAGTAGATCAGCTTTAATTTGATCTACTCCATTACTTTGTGCCAATAATCCTCTATGAGTCTTTACAATAGGGTAAGGTGCTCCTAAAAATTTAAATGTCATTATTGATTTGCTCCTTGATTTTCTGCTTGTGTTCCTATGCTTTTTTATTTTTTTCTTCTATTCCTTTCCCTTTTTCGGCGGCTGCAATTTCCGCTTCTCTAAGCTCTCGTTCCTTACATCCGCCTCTTTCCTTCACACACCCTGCCATTCTTGAAAAGTATACTCCACAACCACCACCACCCGGACACCCGGTTGAAGGCATGCAAGGATGATTTCCAGAAGCAAAGACTCTTTCGCTTACTGACTGAACCGACCAGTGAATTATACCTGTCAAAGGACACTTCAAAGGACATCTAGCTATAATCACAGGATAAACACAAGGCCCACACTCTTTGCAAAGGTCTGGTGGGTCTCCGGGTTCGTCAGGCTTCGGAGGACAATCTCTTCCTGCCATCAAGAAAATTCTGTCTTCAGCAAAGAAAACGTGTTTATCTGCATGATTAAAGTAGACCTTTTCTACTTCAACTATATAGTCTTTGGAAACTATTGTCATCTTATTTGATGGATTATTCTCTTTGTCACCAACTGTCGTCATCATACTATCCGATGTATTTATAACATAGTTACCTCCCACTCTTAACCAAACTAATCCCGGTTGGGGCTGAGGAGCAGCACGGAATGAAAGTATGTGAGGGCCATACTTTTTATTGCAATTTGGATCAAAATCCTGCAAACAAGGAGTTACCGTCGCCGTATCATTGCAATGACATTGAGGATTGGTAATGGTAATATCTTGTTGTTGAGTTTCTACTTGATCATTATCGTCTCCAAATCGCATCGACAAGCCATAACCAGTCTTAAGCAATACAAAAGCCTTCGTAGCTCGTGGTGTAGGATTGCCACCTTCTGCTCTAACAGGCCCACATTGTTTGTTTTCATTGTCGCTCATCCAAATAACATGATTGGATGTGCTCTGCATGAAAATTCCACGTCTGTCGCCTGCCATATTTGGAGGACAATCGGTGTTTGGATCAGGAGTCGCACTGCTGGAAGCCCTAACAGTATGATCATTTAATTCTATTTTATTGCCAGTAGCTGAGCGAAGTCTGATATAGTTTTGATTTCCACGTAATTTAGTCTCTTCTTCAACATCACTTAAAGCAATTTGATGACCAGTTGCAGATCGCCAATATGATACTCCTAAGTATTTGTCGTTACATCCAAAATCAAATGGAGCTTCAGAGCCTTGGTAAGGATCATCCCATTTTGGAAATCCTCTTGGTTCTTCCACGCTATCATCAAATACCATTGTATGTCCAGAACGAGACAAAACTTGCCATCCCGATTGCGGCAAATCTGCCCTATTGTTTTGTGGAGTTCCTGCTCCTCTAAATGGCCGACATTCATTGGCATGCTTGAAGAAAGGGTTAGTCCCAGAGTTACTATTCTTGTATTTTGTTCCGGGGTCTGGGGGATTATAGGGTGTGCTAGGGTGCCCACCTATAACTGTAGGATGAGTCTTGTCATTTAGACATGGAAGTGTTTCAGTTGGCTTTGTGCCTCCTCCTTCAATAGCTGTTATGCGATCACCACCCGGATCGGTAAAAAACGGCAAGCCATCATCGGATATGCTGCAAGTGCTAATATCTGCTCCGCCCGGATCGGGATTGCAGGAAGGGTGTGATTCTTGTCCAGAATAATGAAGATTATCATCCTTGAAACACATCCATTGACCACATCCAGACAAAATTTCTATTCTTTTGTGTCTTCTTTGACATCTAACATTTCCGTCCACCATTTTCAGCATGTGCTTTTCAGGAGTTTTAAACCCATAAATGTTTGGATATGTAATTTTCTTTTGTGCTTCTGAGTCAGCAAGAAAACTTAAGAATTGGGCCTTGCTGTCAATGTCATGTCCATTATAACTTTCTGTATTCCAAGGTGGCTTGACTTGATTTGGATCTCCTATTAGATACCCTCCTCTATGGGGAGCATACCATTTTTCAAATTCCTTCATTGGAATTCCAAAACCTTCTCTTTTAGTTTGCCAAGTTGTACCCAAATAGAAAGGTGCTCCTCTATCCCCAGAAGCAAACATGAGTGCAATAGTAGAGCCACCCGGTGGAACCCAATTTAAGCCACTATCGTCAAACCCGCCCATAGCAGAAATAGGTCTAGCGAAAGGCAACGCCAACAGAGGTGTTTCAGGGTCAGATATTCTCGGGCTATAGTATCTAACCCTGTTTTGTTTGTAGGGGTCAATAGTATCAACACACAAAGCAAAGTGTAATCCAAACAAAGTTTCGTTTTGTTGAACAAACTTAAATTTACTTCTAGTAGTATCAGATATTACCGAATTAGATGATTGATTTAATTCGCTAATTTTAGATTCTAATTGTTTTATTCTATTTTCAAAATCTTGAATTACAGACATATTTTACTCACAATCAATTAATTACTGGGCCGCCGCATCCCAAAGGTTGGCCGACCGGAGCGGTTGCTCCTGGTCCCGGCAATTCAATTTTCAACGTAGTTAAATAAGAACCTTCCTTTATAGAATGGTTAATTGCCTTAATCATCCAACAATTGTTGCTCATCATTGTGTTGCATGGGGGCTTTACAGTCCAATCGGGACAATCTCTTGCGGAGCCGCCTGTTAAATGGAAAGGATTGACTACTATTATTGACACCCAAGTTTGGTAAACTTGTAAAGTAGCTACCAGATCAGGGTCTCCATGAACAGTAAGGTCCGCCTCTACTGGTGCAATCTTTGGCGTATTGTTGTTTAGATTTATCTTAATGTTCCGTTGAGCATCCGCTTGTTGATCACCGTCTTGATTTGATTCTTGCATGAGAGCACCGCCGCCGATTTGATTACCTTGTCCCTTCTCGCCGTTTCCAGTCGCACTGTCCGTCAACGAATTGTCTCCCTTCGTCTGATCGGAAGTTTCGGCAGAGCCTTCGCCGCCGCCACCGGCCAGATGTGTCATGTCCCATTTGAATTTTGGCTGAAAGGAAACAACTGATGAATCCTTGCCGCCATTTACAATATATGTTCTAATGCAACCTGTGCCTAATTTTGGTATATTTCCAGTATTATCTTCCCAAAATATTATCGATGGTTCACAAGAACCATTTATATTCCAAGTAAACTTAGTTATTCCTCTATCTTGATCGCTCCGATAAGATTTGAGCCAATCTAATGCCACAGCTATTTTTGT